CAGAGTGCGTTGAGTTTTCCCCTTGGAGCCGCTTAATTTCGTCCCGAGTCTGTTGGATAGTAGATTTCTTCTCATTAATCTCTTCCTCGTTCATGGCATTAATGTCACGAATATACTTATTTTGAGTATCAATACGATTTTGATTTAAATCCAACTGATACGCAATATCTTTTAAAGTTTCTTTTAAGGTAGATTGTTTTTCTTTAATTAGTGTATTCATTTTAGAAAATACATTAATATCCAAAAGATCTTCAATAACATCTCTACGGTGCTGAGCAGATAACTGCATGAAAGGAATGAACGAAGAACTACCAAGAACTACAATTTGGTGGAACGACTTATGCGTCATTTTCAGAATGTTTTGTTCTAGTACCTTTTGATATTCGCGCGCGTGGGAATCCTGATTGATCAGTGTGCCATTTTTCCAGATTTCGAACTTTTGTGGTTTTAGACCGCGGACAACCTTAAACTCGGCTTTTCCAACCGTAAAGTCTACTTCGACCTTACAGTCTTTATTGTTAATGCTGTTAACAAGCTGGGGTTTGTTAATATTTCGATGGGGTTTACCAAATAAGGCAAATGACAAAGCATCAAGCATAGTCGATTTACCTGCACCATTATGGCCCACGATCAATGTTGATTTAGTAGCCATAAGGTCTACTTCAGTCCAATTATTACCAGTGCTTAAAAAGTTGCGCCAGCGTAAAGTCTTAAATTTAATACTCATGCAATCTCAAGGGCCTGTGCTTCTGTCAATAATGTTCTCATACTTAATTTAATACGATCTTTATCTAGATCTGTATCTACGCCATCCACATAAGAATCCAATAGGGTTTCGGTTTCTTCTAACTCAATCCCCTGATCTTCTACGTTTTCGCCGATGAACTCATTAAAGTTTTCAGCTATCTTTAGTTGGTGAATAGGTCGTGATTGTATTTTATCAACAAATCGATCAAATGTAAATAGGTCAGTTTTATTAATTACAACAATTTTTACAAATTTATGATCCACAGATTCCCAGTGAAAATCCATATAATCGACGTTAGCATCGTCGTAATATATACGGTAAAAAAGAGTATAAGGATTAAGAATAGGACTAAGTTCTCTGGTTGCCGTATCCAAGATATGAAAGTGCTTAGGGTCATGAGCATCACTCCAAAAAAATTCTAATTGAGTTCCTAAGTAACGGATATTACCTTTTTCAGATTTCGTATGAAAGTGTCCTGATATTACCTGCTCGAATCTATCGAACAGAGATGGATCCATTCCTCCGTGGTGTTGAACTCCTTTCATAACATCAAAGCCATTTAGCTCTAAGTGTCCTGCTAGCCAATCAGCTTTGCACGTTTTAATAAATCCCAATGATCTTGTAAGATTATCAGAACATACCCACGGAAGTAATGCTATATTCATCCCATCATAATCCACTACAGTAGGATCCATATGGATAGTAACTTCCCCCATATAATGACCGAGGAGTTCTTTCAGAGAATTTAGTTCGTTAGTGTTTTTATAGAAAGTATCATGATTTCCAGGAATGACGTCCATATGAATGCCATACTTCCTGAGATTAGAAAGGAATGATTTTCGATATCGATTAAGAGATTTGAAATTAATAAACTTACGATTGTCGAAAACGTCACCAAGGTGAATAATTCGTTTAATGCCATGTTCTTTCAGATACGGGAAAAATACCTGGTTATAAAAAACGTCAGCATTATCTGCAAAGACGTCAGAAGAATTACGGATACCGCAATGGGTATCGTTAATAATTGCTACCTTCATCTAAAAAACTCCGAAAGGTCTGAGTCAACACGAGTAGTTCTTTTTTTACGTGTTTTCTTTTTATACTCTTTTACCTTTGAATCGTAATCTTTTACTTTATCAATTCGATCTTTTAATTGATCTACGAATGAATTAAGAACAGGATTATTCATATCTTCATTTTCAATAAAGTTTTCAATGCCAGATTCTGCAATATATTTAAGCTTTACGTCTTGTTGCTTTTTTTCTTTTTCAATGCGACGTAAAAATGCGTACCAACTAATTTGGGTAAAGTATGCAAATGCGTTAGGTTTTCCTGTGCGGGTAGCTGCTTCAATATTATAATTCTCAATTGCCTTTAAACAATTTTCTACCGCGTCCATCACCATTTCTTCGCGGTACGTGTATCGAATAAAGTTAGATTTATGAGAAAGTCCTTCAGCAATACGTAAAAAGCATATAGCAATATAATCTGGAACAATAGGAATAGATTCTTTGCTCTCTTTTGCTTCTTGAACAGCTTTTACGTACTCTACCACAGCATTAGAAAAATCAGCATTATTTACATAATGAATGCTTTGTTTTTTTGCCATGAGTCACTCCTTTCATAACATAATTATACCATAGTAAAAAAAATAATAAAACCCCAAAAAAGGGGGTTTACAAAATTAATTTTGACGGTATAATATAAAAGACCTTTTTGGGAGGGATAGAATACTAATGCAATTTCCCTTTACGGAAGAACATCTCGGCAAGATCTTCGAAGGTGACATTTTCTTCTATGTCCGTAACTTCTTTTCTCTCATCTTTCAATAGATAATTTAATGTTTTGTTATATTCATTTATTACAGATTGGTGTGGATTAGCTTCTCCGACGATCTGAGACATATTAAGTAGCATTAAATTTTTATCATCAATCTGATATAGCATCCAAGGTCGAAAAGAATGATAGAAAGAATTATCTTCTGTCTGTACAGAAAATACTTTTAATGGATTTTTTATAACCATTTCTACAGCATCATCATCAGGCCATTCTACAACCTGTGTAATGATTTCTTCCCCATTGGTCAACTTAAATTGTTTAATATCCATAATCATTCTCCAAGGTCAATTTTATATATCTTATAATTAAAACCTTGTTTTTCATACATTTTTAGTCTTTCTACACCGTGTATAAATGCAAAATTCTTTCTAGCCTTATCGCCTGTGATATCGTCGACTACATCATACAAGTGGGTAGTTCTTCCATCGTCAGATTTCCGAAGGCCACGTCCAATAGATTGCAAGACCCTGATTTGAGATTTACTTGGTGAAGCAAAAATAATATTGTGCAAATTGCGAATATTAATGCCAGTAGAGAAAGTGCCAAGTGATGCAACAATGATCGAATCCTTTTGTTGCTCGACTATTCCGCGAATTGCTTCGCGATCTTCAGTTTCTACGTCACCACTAACAAAATAAACCTTTCGGTTTTCATGTACATCATCTCTTATTATCTGGAATAATGGTTTACCATGTTTTTCCACAAATTGAAATAGTACGAGTGTGTTTCCTTTTTGGTCCAATGCAAGATTTTTAATGAACCGATTACGTGCTTCATTACGAACAATATAATCAATTTCTTCCTGATATGTTCTTTTACCCCAATCGTTTGTTACACTTTTAGGATATTTTAAAGTAAGCAAAGAAATATCAAGCTGGGCAAGAGTGTTATCCTCTTGCAGTTTTTTAGTAGTAGTTACATCGAATAATCTACCAAATAACCCTTCGAGCACTAACTGGTGCGTCTGCGTGCCGTCTAATGTACCTGTAGTGCCGAATCTATATTCTGCCCTTCGAGATTTATTCATAATCGATGTAAGGGACTTTGATTTAAATCCGTGGCATTCATCCCCAAATACCGCACCGAACTGATCGAACCATGTACCCGGAAGCTTATATACGGATTGCCACGTACTGATAAACACTCTCTGTTCGATATTCGTTTTTGGCTTACCACTAAAAATAGTGTGGCACATTTCTTTTGCGTCAAACGTAGTATCATGAGATGAATAATCGGCAAAATCCGAATACATCTGTTCTACTAGAGAAGTTGTAGGAACAATAATTAAAACCTTATCATCATAGTTTTCTAAGTACCAACGCAATAAAGAATAAATGATCAAAGATTTACCAGATCCAGTTGGTGATAATAGAATAGCACGTTTATCCTTAATACCTCGACAAATAGCCTGAAATTGATAATCCCTTACACCAATCTTATTACCTCGTGATCGAAGATCAAGAGAAGAAAGGAACTGGTCAATCTCTTTTGGGTTTATTGTATTTTGATCACTAGGCAAACCCGCTGATCCTTCTATAGGATCAATTTCGTATCCTCGTTCGCGCGCGAAATAGCTAAGGTAATGATACAGACCAACTGGTAGCTCATAAGTATTTCTATTAAACAGACGAACTTTACCGTCCCATACCTTATTCTTATACGCTGGCATAAATTTGTAGCCAGGAACAAAGAATGAAAAGTATTCATTTAATTCCATAGCAATACCGCTATTACAACTAAGGTTTAATGATACGTGACCGTTTTTCTGTACTATTATTTTTTCCATCAACTTCCTGCTTGGAACTTTCTCCACTCTATCATATTTTTAATAGTTTGATGTCTCCACTTTACGCTATCGAGGATTTCTTTTAAGGTGTCTACAGTTACCTTCCAGTATTCTATTTTTTCTTCCGACTTCTGAATATCCGGATCTGAATCGTAATATTTGTCCATGTCGGTTTTAAGTACTTTTAGCCCATCGAATGGATCATATTCCCAGCCTTTATCTTCAATTTGATCGGCAGTCATTTTACCCCCATAATACAGCCACTTATCTTTCAACAAGGTCTTTTGATCCATCTCTGATTTTTTTAACTGAAGTTTACTAAGAGAATGAAGCTGGAGATACTTAGCATGAAGATTAGCAGCTCTCCTGCTTTCCTCGTCTAAGTTCATATCATCAATAACCGAATCTTTTTCCCATTCTTTTAGTACATTCTGTAGATCAATCACTTCAAAATCCTATATTTTATTCTATATCAAAGTATGTATATCTAAAACTAACCGGGAATACTAAGACCGATGTTCCATCAACATTTGCTTCGAAGTTTACCTCACCGATCGAAACTGGGAAAGCATTCCGGTATTTAATTTGCTTGTTAACATTATTTTTGCTGCTTAAAATCGTAATAACTATGTCAGCATAGGTGGGTTCATCTTTATCCTGATTCTGAAATTCGTTTTCTACGTTATTTTTTATCCAATTGTGGATTTCTGTATAAGATTCCATATCTTCATCTAGAATAAAT